GATCCCAGAGGATATGACTTTTAATCAAAGTGAGTTCACAAAAAGAATTGATACCACTAAGACCAACTATTGTTATGATTTATCCAATGCGACTGATAGGTTCCCAATATCTTTTCAGATAGAGGTACTTTCAATCCTAATTGGTAAGTCAAAGGCAAAAAGTTGGGCTACTATATTGACAGGTTTACCGTTCGATCTGAATGGTCAACAAGTCCAGTATAGCACCGGGCAACCGATGGGTGCGTACAGTTCTTGGGCTGTCTTCGCTCTGTGTCACCATCTGGTTGTATGGATTGCTGCTCGCCGAGCAGGTAAACCCCACAGGGGTCAATACATACTACTGGGTGACGACATAGCTATCTTCGACCAAGCCATAGCGCACGAATATCGTTTGCTGATGACATACTTGGGTGTTGAGATTTCTCCATCCAAGTCCATAATTTCAGACGATCTTTTAGTGTTTGCTAATAGATACTTTCTGAGAGGTACTGAGGTTTCCCCTTTCGCCCTTAGTGGGTTGAATGAAGCTCACAAGCACCCGTCGGACTTAGCTGAGTTCTTACGAACAATGCTAAGAAACGGCTGGAGCTCCTTAATCGGACTAACTCCCGAGGATTTGTGCCGCATGTTAGATCTCTTTCACCGCGCGCCTAGTAATAGACGCCTGGCTGAAAGGACTCTGATTCTACTTAGTCTCCCCGTTCGGGGAATTTTCGATGGAAGTGCAAAAATACACACTTCGATCGGAATATCAGACTGCTTCAATCGAGAACTCTTTCTCTTACGAGAATTTGTTCTCCTAGAGTATCTGAAAGACTTTGAAGAAAATGTGGAGAAAATGAGAACCCTGTTCCTTGAATGGGCTGATACCCACCTCAAGGAGGAGGACTATTTTCTATTGCCCGCTCCCAACGGTATCGCGAAGCGTAAAACATACGTTTTACCTTTCGATGCCCTTGTTGGAACCTTCATGGATAAGTTCTCTATGGGCTTATTCTGGGTGATAAATCAGAGCCAGACAGGACTTCCAGTTTATGACTGGGAATCTCTGTTAAACTACAAATCACTTAATATCATGCCGGACCCAACTCGAGCTCTCAAGGTGAGAAACAGTATTGCAATTAGTCGAACACAGTCTTCACTACTCATTCGTGCTCTAAGCCTGATGAAAAAGGAGAGCTTGACAACATCACTGTTGTCGACTTCCTTTGCCAGCGACTCAGGGGGAATGTCAATGGAAATGTACTAGACTAACGGGTTTAACACCCCGGGACCCCC